GATAGCTTTTTCAGAGACAAACTTTCCTTCTTCATCTCTTTTTCTACTAGCCTTCTTGCTCGGCATTTTGAGGTTCCTCCGTTGGTAATTGTTGTGAAGCATCAGCTAATTTTTTAGGATCAACTAATGGTGAGCCTAAAGCAGCAGGTCCAAGACTTTGAATAAGCTGTTGCTGTTGCATGGCCTGTTGCTCTGCTTGGATTTCTTCTTGTGTTTTTACTAGGTTAGCAGTATCTATACCAATACTGGTAGCAAGACGTTTGACCGCTTCATCTACATTCACGTACTGTCTCATCACATCTGGTCCTAAAGCTTGAGCTACAGTACCGATAAACTCTATCAGTTTGTTTCTATCATTACCTCTACCAAGTCCTTGAAGTCCTGTCACTATCTTAGGTTTGACCAGTTCATCAGGAAGCTTGGGAACTTTGCCCTGTCTTACCAGTAGGTGCATACGTCTTCTTAGATATGGCAGTTGAAACTCTTGGGTCAAGATACTATAGATACCACCAAGACTATTCTCTAGTTCTTGTGCCATAAGATTTATCTCTGCTGCTGTTACTCTTTCTGCGTCACGTTGTACTGATCTTGCCATCAAGAAAGCAAACTCAAGTCTTGCTTCTATTCTTTGTATTGCACTAAAAGCAACAGAGAAATCCGCACTCTTACCAACTTGCATGACAGAAATATCTGCTGCTGTACCTTCTCGCACAGCACCATTCGGTGCTTTTGCTATTGTGGCTGCACGTGTGACCCCATTCGGATTGACAAGAAAAAGCGTTTTCGCACTGGCAGCAGCACCTTCAATTATTGCTTGCATCAAAGACTCAAGACTAATTAAGTCTCCTCTGTATTCTTCAACATAACCTCTACCATAATCTTCACCATCAACCCTGATAAATCTAAGAGGTAGCCAAGGTGTTACATCTACTCTTGATCTACCATCTGTGTTTGGTATCTTTTCTCCTTTACATTCTTGAAACCAAAAGACATCATCATTAATCCTTTTTATATGTGTATATATATCAAGGTCATCTGTCATTGTCTTAGCATCATAGTTCTCTTTCTTCTTGATCTGTTCTAAGAAAGCAGCAGGTAAAGCTTGTGGGTGTATTGTTTCTTTGGTTAATATTTCTAATACATTACCAACTTCATCACGTTTACAAACAAACTTAGATAATGGAAATACTTTAAGACCTGCATCTGTAAGATATAACAAGACATTACCTGATACGACTAGATGTTTAATAGCTTCAAACATAGCAACCCTATCGTTAGATATTTCTATCTGATTCATCAAAGCATTTTCTATTGTGCGTAGTCCTTTATCTATTTCACTTTGCATTTGTTCTTGCCCTTGCTTTCTTATCTCAAGAGAATCTATTTCTAATTTAAAAAATGCTGTGCTTGGAGGTAGCAAAGTCATTAATAATTTATTTGACAAGCTATTGACACCACGACTACCAGTAGCTTGAAAAGGAGTTTTTATTCTTGCTCTCGTACCAGTTGTCTGTTCTGGTATTAAGCTAGGTATCGTTAGCTTTGAAGATTCTTTTGCTTCTCTATCGTAGACAGACCTACTACTAACAAGTGCTTCATACCTACCTGCTGCGGTTGTGCCTTGTGCTGAGTATTCCATATTAAGTTGGGTAGTTTAAATCTCCACCTTTTTGATTTTCAAGTAATGGTATCTGTAAAGATTTAGTTCCCATTTTTCTACCCATAGCAACTTTTGTATCAGCAGCTTGTTTCTTTTTTTGTTTGCCAACAACTACTGCATCAGCAGTTTCTTCTATAGGAGAATCAACTGGTTCGGGTGCAGGTGCAGGTGGTGGTGAGGGTCTTCCGAAACACATAGCAGATTTATTATTTTCTTCCCATTCTAGCACGAGCTAAAGATTTAGCCTTGTTTTGTCTATTTGTTCTTGCTGCTCTGTCAGCCAAAGTCATGCCACCTCTACTTCTTGTTGGACTTGTTAATTTTTCTGCTGTTGCAATACTTGGATCTACATATCTGCCTTCTTCTTTTTCTCTTTGTATTTTTAATTGCTCAGAAGCCTTCTTTGTATCTTTAGGGTTCTCAACTCCTGTTTGCATACCTGTGATAACAGCAGCATCATTCTTACTTTTGTATTTTTCTACCGCAGGTCTTTGAGTCCCACCACCACCAAAACACATAGCTAGTTCTCCAATACTCTGTTAGTTAACATAGTTTCTTTTTGTCTTAGTTGTTGTTCAATTAGATAGTCAACAACAGACCTCTGCCCTGCACGATACCACACTTCACGATCTGACAGCGAAAGGTCTGGGTGTCTGTTAGGAAACACAGCATCTAAAGCTTGTATAAGTTCGTCAGTAATTACTGGTAAAGACACAAAAATCAAAGAGCTATTTCTATAGTATATGCTAAAGTAA